TCTGACTCCTGAACATCAACTCGATAACACTTTTCTATTCGCTCATAGATCCAATAAGCAATGCGTTCAGCAGTTGGGTTCCTTCTAACAGCCTTAGAAAACAAGCATGGCACAGATCCAACAAAGCCAAGCCCCTCAATAGCATTCAAGTTTCTATGGTCAAGTATATCTAAAATTTTCTTTTTTATCTCTGTAAAATCTACAACCATTCCATTCTCATCAAGCCCATCAGAAGCACAATAGATAGTTAGTAAGAAATTATGGCCGTGATTTCGAGAACACTTGCTTGGATAGGGTAATCTAAGTGAGTGCTCTGCCGATATTTCAAACGTTTTCTTAATCTTGAACATTTTTCTTCTCCTATCCACAAGAGATATCTAATAACAACAGGCTCACAATAATGACTATTCCTATCCACAATTCTCTATCTTTCATTTCTACACCTCTAATTCATACAAGCAATCTAGTTGACGAAACCGTTCACCATGGCCCATCCCGCAACCTACTAAAAATCCATCCCCTTCATAAGTATACCCAACCACATCTGGTTTAGGTTGTTTATGCTCTAATCTGCTTTTTATCTTATCCACTAACACTGCAGTATGAATTGATTTTGGGTTGCCGCCTTCAACAATCTGCCGTGCTGCCTTAAGAGTAGCACCAGTGTCAACTGTATCATCTATAATCCATACATCCCTATCCTCTACATCACGAAATGAATCAGTAAGCGGAGAAGTTATTATGACTCTTTCGTCGCCAAAATCAATTCTGTTATCATAAGAAGATAAACCAAGATGTTTTATTATCAAATCCAACTCCTTATCATTGAACATCTTCAAGATAGAATAAGCAGTATAAATTCCACCATTTAGAATGACAACAAAAGTTAGAAGTTCCTGCTTGAAATTCTTTATCTGTACAGCCATGTTAATTATGTAAGAGTGTACATATCTTCCATTAAGAATTCTATGAAATTCCATACCCAACCCCACAAAGAATTTTTCTAAAATATCTTCTTAACATTACTAATCTCTCTAGACTTTTCAACCAAGAATGAGACATCCCCAATCTCTGCTAATTTATGCCTTTGGGTTATCATGATAAATTGAATACCTAACATTTCCGAAAACTGATGCAACATGTGATCAACCAATTCAAATCTTCCATCATCAAGATTCTTGAAAGGCTCATCAAGTACGAAAACACCATCAGTTTTATGATAGTAAATAGCCCAACAAACAATTCGTAAAGCAAGAGAGATTATATCCAAAACACCATAACCAATTTCATCATCTTTTAGTAAATGTCTCTTATCACCTTCTTTTTCATATAGGTAAACTTCAGGTTGATTTCTAGATACAGTACTAACCATTTCAAAAGAATAACTTTCATCAAACACATACTGTAATGCTTTTGTAACAAGTTCCTCAAAGATTTCCTTAGATTCTCTTTGGGAAAGTACCCCAACAGTATTCATCACCTCATGAGCTTCTTCTAAATCAAGTAGGTTAGTCTCTAGATCCTTAACTGCCGCTTCAATCTTTTTCTTCTTCTCAGCCAACAGCTCTTGAGTAGTTCTTTTAGAAGTCAGAAATTTTTCATACACATCTAAGTTCACGTTTTCTTCTCCCTACGAGATTTAAGCACTCTAATACAATTTCTACAAGTAGCTCTTTTTTCATTGAATGTTACTTTACGAAAACTATCTCCAAGAAGGTCATGAAAAAAGAAGGAGATTCCACAAGCTAAATCACCAACATACCTACAACTATAGTGAACCTTTTTTTCCTTCATTTTTGATACTCTTCAAAACTAAATTATCCTCTATAGCCCTGCTAAGCAATATAGGTCTATAACCAACATTTTCCAAAGCAAACAAATAATGATTCTCAGTCAGGTTTGCAACCAACTCTTTCTCCCATCTTTCAAGTAGACTATTATGAAAATGTCCGTGTATATTGACATCCACTCCTTCTGGGATATTCATTGGTTTGTGTGATAGAAGTATTTTTCTGTACTTCATGAATGTGCCTCTCATCCTTGTTCTACAATCCACCACAATATAATCACAGACAGCAGCAAACCCTCTTTCTAAATACCACTGATAGGGTTTTTTATCATGATTTCCTTTAATAAGAACCTTAATCCCCGGAAGAATCTCTAGAACACTTTCTAAATCTCCATCGTGCTTGAAAATAACATCACCAAGATGATATATTAAATCATCTTGAGAAACTGCCTCTTGCCATCTACCAAGAATTTCATCCGTAAAATTCTTGGGGCGACCACAATACTCGGTCAGTCTCCCATGATAAAAATGAGTATCACCTATCAACCATGTTTGTCTACTCATCTACATCTCCAAATAGCTTTAGCCAATAAGTAAAATACAAGAGGAGTGCTTATCGCAATAATGAATGCCAATACAAAAAGGAATATATCTATGTATACTTGTAAGTTCATCTAATTATTCCTTGCATAGATCTCAATGAAGGTTCCCTCTTGTAGTTGGTCTGGGATTAGCTCCAAAGGTAAACCTGGATCAAAGAGGGCTTTATCCTCTCCGTTTTCATCCCAGGTATGCCAACGACCCAAACCTGTTATTCTATCTTTCTGTAAAACAGCAAAACCAACCCTAGTCTTCTGTTTCTTTAACTTCCGCCGCAGAAATGATCCTTTCCATTTCCTCATCAAGTTCTTCAATATGCACCTCATTTTCTCGAATCTCATTATCCATCTTTTTAAGTTTTTTCTTGCCGTCGTCAAGGGAGTCTACACCAAACTTCTCTTTCAATTGTTGCAGAATTTGGTCTCTTTGACCCTCTTGTCTTGCCTTTGTCCTTTGAAAATTTACAATCTTCTCTTGTTTTTGTTTTAGTTCTTTAAGAATATCACTCATCTTTTCCCCCTTAACTTCAAAACCTTCTAATATTGAAACAATACTTAATCCAGGTCCAAGAAATATGAATTCTGTGTTAAAGTGCCCTATCTACTATCAAGCATTCATCCTTACAAGTTCTAATGTCTCATCAATGATATTCTTGACCCTCCGATTTGCATTTCTCTCCTTAAGCACTTCAAGAAGAATTCGTTTCCATTCAATCATTTTTCCAGTTTGATTCTTCAATCTTTCAATGAACTGAAGCAAAACTAAATTGTCTTTCTTCGTAGTTTTGGTAAGATCAAATACCTCTTCTGGAAGCTTAACATTCAACTTTACAACTTCAGTTTCATTAGTTTCTGTATCAAATATAATAACAGCAGGTTTATGTTGTAAATCAAACTTTGATATAGTTTTTCTAACCATTGCTCCAGGATTCAAAATAGTTCTTCCATCATGAGTTTCAATAAATCTGTAATGATAATCACCACAAACAACAAGGTTATAACCAGGATGCTGTCTAAGAAATCTCCTAGGATCTGTTAAGTCCTGTCCAGGATATAAAGGTCTATTTCCAATCATCTTATGAATTATAAGAATATTGTAACCATAATCAAAAGGTTTAGGAACTTCTTCACCAAATGGGGCTCCATATATTTGTACATTACTATCTTTATTGAGTGCTCCAAGAGAACAACAATCGCCATTAACCACCTTAACAACACCCGCAGATTGCAGAACTGCTAAAGGGCTATTAGCAAGTGTATACATACTGTGCCCCGTGATATCATGCTGACCAGCAACACAATATACCCCTAATCTATACCTTTTAAAAAGTTGAATCAAAACTGCTTTTACCCGATCCGCTGTTGTTGAACTATCAAAAAAATCTCCTGGTTGTATAATGCAATCACAATCATTACTCACAAATATAGTTAATGCTTGAGTTAATTTATCTTCGAGAGTTTCCCAATAATTGTCTATTCGACGTTCTGGACTTCTATTAGTAAAGTGTGTATCACCTAGAATTCCTATCTTCATAATTGCTTCTCTCCCAGAAATTGATTTATAGCATTTCTAAGCAAGCAAACCGACAAATCCAAATCTACCTTGAAGATCTGAACTTCCAAAGAATCCCTACTATCATGAATCTTCTGTTCATTATTCCAAATAGATTTCATCAATTCTTCTATCTCAAGAGAATTAAAAGTTATTAAAAAATCACCAAAAGCTAACATCAGAGATTCCACAGCAGTATATCCACATTTTCTTAAACCTAGAAAACAACCCGCATAATCCTCGTTGATTGCCTCAAATGTAAGATCAGATGTAATTTTGCTGCTCTCCATCATTTCACCCCCTCAACTGCCCTTGAACTAGAATTTTCTTTGATTTCTCATTCAAATCAGAATTACAAAATGGGCAAGTATCCAGTTGACTCATAAGTAGCTTTTCTTTTTCCACAAGCATGGCATATTGGCTACTAACTTCACCACATCTCACTTCAATATTCTCTAACCTCTCTAATAAATCAAACAGCTCATTTCTCCTCCTACATATGTTATTATACTTTTGAATGACAATATTAATATCAAGAATTTCTAAATTTTCTGGAAGAATAATCTTCTGTTGTTCTACTAATTCTAACTCATCCAGTAACTGGGTAAGCGCCCTCCTCTTATCATAAATTTCTAGATAAAATCCAATTACATTCACACAATCTTGTAGAATTTGATCCACGTTTTCTGGTAGATTTATTATACTTGCCTCAACTGTCTCTAATTCAGAAAGAATTGTGGATAATTCTTGATATTGTAACTCCAACTTTTTATTATCTCCAACAAGAGAGTGAGTTCTCTTTATTCTCTTATCAAGCCCATCAAGATCTATCTTAGAAAGTTCAGTCAATTCTTTTGTTATTTCATGAAGAGCATCTTGATAATTAGCCACCTTCCCTCTTTCCGTATGAATCTTACTTACAAGCAGTCTAACAACCTGATCTACTTCATCTAATTTGGTAATAGATCGTATGTAAGTAGCAACCTGCCCAGGTGAATCAAAGACTAAAAAATATGGCTCATTCTGCCTCTGAATATTTATGTCAGATAAATTTAAAGCTTCTAAAACTGGTTCTGGAGGGGATGCCCCAAAAGATGAAAAAACAACACTCTTCCCTGACATATTAAGAACATATTTATTGACAGATTTACCTTTTCCTCGAGCAACCCCAACTTGAGATCCATCTCTTTCTATAACCACTTGGGACTGGGCTTCATCCTCCCCTGTACGTATGATATTCCCTCCTAAAGGTCTATTAAATATAATCCAATTCAAACTCCTCACAATGTTTGATTTACCATTATCCGACGGACCTACAATAATATTCACACGAGGAGAGAATTCAAGTGTGGTATTCTTATGAGACCTAAAGTTAGTTAGAATTAAACTCTTAATCATTCATCCACCTTTTCATACCCAATTTTGCCACGACCACCACCCATTTGCCTTCAGTGGAATTATCACAAAAGCCCCAACTCTAACATTTCAACCAATTCTCTGGGCAACGCATCTACAACAATTATCTTATCACCAAGATCAAGAGCTGCTTTGTGTTCAGCTATGGGCTCTCCAGCAGGACCTGAAAGTTGTCCAGGAACTTTAGCGTCCATTACACCCACAACCTTCCTTGGATTAACCCAGAAAAACCCTCCAGGGTTGCCATCTTTACCAATTAGTTTAACTTTCAAAAATCTCATTTCATTTCTCCTTGTAAATGTCTTCTACCCCATTCAGCAATAAGTAAGGCATCACATCTTCCATCTAATTTCCTCCCTCTTGGTGTAGTAAGTTCAGCGGTAGGAAACAACTGAGAAGCAATTAAATAACTCTGCTTCTTTGTATCTCCTTTTGCCCCTGTAATACCAAAATGCTTCTGCCACTGTCTAGGTCGAACTAGCTCATAAGAAACATTCCTCATTGAGAGCATTCCCACCAACAATCCTTTACAATATCCAAGACCATATGAAGCTTGTACTCTAACTCCTACCATAGGCTGAGTGTCTTCAATAAAAACAAAATCATCATTAGTGCAAACATCATACATATCTTTACTAAGAGCCTTTATGTCATACTTGTTTTTACTTCTCTTTCCAACTTTGATATTAATGATAGGCATATCAAACATTTCTTGAAATCTTCCTTCATTGGTTATTGTAGCAATAGCTCCTTGAAGCCCCAGGTCAATCCCAATTATCATACCGTCTCCTCATTTGTAAAAGATAAATTATCATTAAGATAACACACTTTCATTTCTAGTCCTTTCACCATTTTCTAGTTTTGCGTTTCTCGGTTTCATAAACCTTTTTCCAAACTTCCCAAACTTCTTTCTGAAGATCTAATTCTAAATTCTTATTCTCTATATACTTAATCGCAGTAGACATTTTACTCTCTTGGCCTAGATATTTGATCATTGTAGTTTTATTCTTTGCAGCTTGGGGGCCATTTTGATATTCACTTAAAAAATAAAGATTAGAAGCTATATCATCTAAGCCATAGTCAAACAAGATTTTAAATCTTCCCTCTCTTAAAGGAATACCAACCTTGTTTTTCTTGATAGCAAACTTGACCCATATTCCTATAGATTTTTCAGAGGTATTTACTATTCTACCATCACTCTTCAAGTATATTCTTACAGAAGAATAGAATTCTAAACCCCTACCTCCTGAAGTAACCTCCTTCTCACCCCATCCTGAAATATTATCCCTAGTCTGGTCTATGCAGAAAAGTGTCATCTTATTGTTAGCCAGCGGATGATTATACTTTCGCAGCCCTACACCTATCTGTTTAGCTCGAGAAGTCCCATAAGTCCCATCTTTCATCTTTGCCTTAATCTCTACTTCAGATGGAAGAGCAGTAATGCTATCAATAGCCATTACTTTTTGAGTATTGACAAGTTTCTTATCAAAAACAATCTTCTTTATATTCGTGTCAAAAAGTTCCTCCAATGAAGTTGATTGCAAAAGAGTAACTGTCTTTCCGTCACTACAATCCAACCCATGCAGCTCTGCAAAAGCAGGATCAAGAGTTTGTTCTATATCATCATAATAAGCTAACATTTTATTTCGTTGTGCAAACCCCAGAATGGTTGTTGCAAGAACCGTTTTACAAGTGCTCGTCCCCCCATAACAATGGATTATCCTGCCAATAGGTACTCCACCAGGAAGTTTATTTGCAATAGCTAAATCAAGAACCGTACAACCTGTAGAACACCAACTTTGAACAGCCGGAAGATTCTTCATTCTACAACTTTCTGAAACTTCCTCCACACCTCTAACAACCATTATAGACTATCCTTTACCCTAGAATACCAAGATCTTCTCTTATCCAACACCTATTTGTTTTTGGAATTCATGAAAACTTCCTTACTAAATATCGCTAACTTCCTCATCTTGCTCTTTTCTTCTAGAATTCTCAAGTCGCCGTTGGATTATCTGTTCTTCTGTAACTTTCCCAAGGCGGCCTTGTTCACTAGTTAGATTCTGAGATGAATAGTACTGGTGAATATACAACGAAACAGCATCCCTGATTAAGGATTTACGTTGTTCTACTGCTACCAGAAGAGTGGAAAAAGCATCTGCCTTTTCCATAGCTTCTAACATTTCTTCAAATGCCTCAGCATATTCCGACTGAAGAAGAACAGTAGAAGCTACAGAATCCACAGTGGCTTTACCCACTATTCCAAACTTCTCTGGCTCTTTTCGAATATCGGTGGATAAACTTGCCTTAATATATTCAAGACGCTCTTTCGCTGCTCTAGACTTCCTTTTAATCTCAGCAACTATCTCACCAACTTCCTCAAGAAGTATAGATTGATTCTTACATTCATCCTCAAGATTGAACGGATCTACTGCAAGTTTACTTTTCAACTCATCAAGAATTTCTTTCTCATCAGGACTCATCTTATTCCTCTCTTTCTCGTCTGTTTCGAATCTCATCTATCCTATCCTTAACACTCAGATCCACTGGAACAGATTGTTCCTCTGATCTACTTCGATTCCTAGATTCCCCCCTAGACTTCCGCTCTGAAGAAGATTCCCTAGTAGCTTCAGCTTCCCTGGGTTCCTCAGTATCCGACTTGCTTGAAGTTTCTGACGTTCTAGCTGTAATACCAGTTATGCCTTCTTTCATTTTGTCATAAAAGGTCTTTAGAAGAACAGTGTCATACTCTGGAACATCCTGGTGCCATTCTTTAGGAGTCTCCTGTACACTAACCAATTTAATTGATTCATAACTTATTCTATCTGCCACCTTAGCCTGCACAAATTCAATATCCCTACCATCCCGAGGATCAGACACATCAATAATTTCACCAGTACGTTTATCCTTAGATAGCTTAACAATCTCCTCAAAGAGTGAAGGCGGACAATCAAACCATCTAAGACCTTTCTCTTCAGTCTCTTTAGACTCAACATCATATACGAAAAGAAGATATCTCCTACCAGGATAAAGTTCAGAAATCCTTTCATCCTCTGGATTCTTATTCTTCAAATCTTCCCTGTATTCACAAATGGGACAAGGCTCCTCATACGTCTTTCTTAAACAAAGAACAGTTCGGTTATTCACATCAGCATTTGTATGTATCCATACTTTTCTTCTAAAGAAACCAGTTGATTGTGGCGCTATAATTCTAATGAAATTAGCTCCAAGAGAAGGCTTATACTGTTCTATACCTAATCTCTCTAACTTAGCAGTATCCACGTAGAAAAATAAACCACCCTTTCTAGATGACTGTGTTATGTCATCCTCAATAGCTTTCTTTCTTGTACTATCCATTTCTAATACCCCCTTAATCAGTTAGTAAATATTACCAAGAATAGCAGCAACCAAAATGTAGCTATTCCTACACATAGTCCTATGTGCAAATCAATGACAGAAATTCCAAAAATCAAGGACGCCGCTCCCGTCATGTAATGATATCTAATCTTCTTTTTTAAAGTATTCATTAATGCACCTCCAGGTCTTACAAAACTTTACCACGGCAAAACCAACACATCCAAATCCTATAAGAAATTTAGTTACTCCCCCAAGAATATAGATTGCATATAACCAGATAGCTGTTGTTCCTCCTTGTTGGACTGACTGTACGATTGTTTCACACATCTTATCGTTCATAATTCTTTCCTTTCTTTACCACTAGTTGAATCTACTTTTCAAAACAAGCCCTTGCAATAAGAGCACCAAGTTGTGATTTTCCCCCATAATATACATTCTGAGAAAAGATAGTAAGTAAATGAGTTATATCCTCAGCATCCTCGATGAGTTCAATCTTCCTCAACCTATTAAACAAGAACGTCAGGACGGCTCTTCGAATCTTCTCAGGTTCCTCATCAAGTAATGAAAATTTTTCTATGATTTGTTGCCATCTCTTCCGTCTTATTTCTGGAGCCATCATCAACAACTTACACAAATCTATTACATTAGCATCTCTCTCAGTCCCCTTAACCAATATCCCAAGAGCTTCATTCACATCTTTTATATCAATAACTTGTTCTAGTTGAACTAGTGCTGTTCTTGGACAACCCCCACAAGTATAAGAAATTCCTTCCAATATCTCTCCCTTGGAAGATATCTCTAATTTCTTCAAAACTCCATTAAGCAAAACAAGTATTTCTTTAGAAGTTAGCAAACCTACTTCATACTCTGAACACCTATTGCGGACTGTCTTAATAATGTTTTCTGGCTCTGTAGTACACAAAATGAAATAACAATGAGGTGGGTTATCCTCTATGATTTTCAAGAGAGCTTCCTGAGCTGCTTTAGTTAGTTGATGGGATTCATCTAAAATGTAAGTCTTCGCTGAACTTCCTAAACTAGGTAAGTATGAATTAGTAGCAATATCCCTAATAGTCTCTATCCCTCGAGTGTTAGCAGCATTTAATTCAATAGTCCCTTGTTCACCTGAACCAAAACTAGTTGCAAGTATTCGAGCCAGGGTTGTTTTACCACAACCACTTGGACCACGAAGCATGATGGTATGAGAATGTTTATCTGGAGTTTGTTTAACTAACCTCCTTAAAGCTCCTACAGTGGCTGAATTTCCTATGACATCATCAAGTTTCTTGGGTCGAACAATTTGATATAGCATTATTCCTCCAATCTCCTTCCTAATTCAGCTAAAGTAGATAAGTACGCAATGTTAACCTTTATAAATTCTATAGCTCCACCATTATAATTATACTTGTTTTCGTAACTTTTTCTTCAAAAAATCCTATCTTTTTGACTTTGAGTCTCCTTATTCAAACGTTCCACAGATTTATCATAGTACTCTTTATTTTTCTCAATACATAAGAATCTTCTGTTTAATCTCCGACTTACAACCGCTGTGGTGCCTGAACCACTAAAAGGATCTAACACGATATCCCCTTTGTTGCTTGATGTAAGAATAATTCTCTCTATCATCATCTCCGGCTTCTGAGAAGGATGACCTATCCATTCCTTCATTGCAAAAAAAGGAACAATATAATGCCAAACATTACCCACCCCAGTCCATCTACACTTAACTCCTTCTTCATTTGTAAACCATCCACGAGGCTTTCCATTCTTTGTATATGGAATTACATGTTTCTTCAACATTTTTTGCTCATTGAATACAAAATCTTTCTTAGATTTAGTATAGTATAATATCTCCTCTTTCATTGATTTGAAATTCATTGAAGAACCCCGCCCCTTAGTTCTTTCCCAAGTTATCCAATTTCTAATGTATCCGTACTTATCTAACAATAACTTAAACAAAGCAACATTTGACCATCCCATAAAAGAATAGAATGAACCATTAGACTTCAGTATTCTAAAGCACTCACTTACCCAGCATTCACAGAACTCATGGAAATTATTAAACCTGTCCCACTCTTTGTAATCTATTCCATAAGGAGGGTCTGCAACAATCAAATCAACTGATTCAGTTGGAATTTCTGGCAGCAGATTTCTACTATCACACTGTATAATAGTATTTAAATGTGTGTTGAAATCAAACACTCTATACTTTCAATGGCTCCATCTCATACCAATTTCTTATTCCAACATCCCACGAAACAGACAAAGGAACATTTCTTTGCCAATCAAATCGTTTCGAACACATTATCTTTTCTACCAACTCAATAACTTCTTCTGCCTCATCTGGATGAGTATCTAGAAGAATATCATCATGTATTTCTGCCACTTGACAAGTTATAGTTTTAGATTTTAGTAAGGCTTCTTCATTCTTATTAAGGGCATCTTGAAGCAGATGATATGCTGGCCCTTGAATTGGAGTATTATAAAGTTTGTTTATAGAGAGAGGGCCAGGGCGTCTTGCTCCAGTCATTAGCTCTACATAACCTTTCTTTCTATACTCACTGATAGTACGAAGTTGCCATTCTTTGACATAATGATATTCCTCCCAAAATTCTCGGCAGACCTTCAACATATGATCTTTTGGCACCTCTGGGAAATATCTAATGATAGATTCTTCTACAGATCCGTAGAAACGTGGGAAAACAAATCCATTCTTTCCTTTGTATCTTTGTGAAGTAGTTATCTGATCTTGAGGTACCTGAAAGATTCTACTTGCCCATATTCTGTGAGGATCAACTCCATCAATGATTTGTTGGGTCAATACTGGATCTCTTGAAGCCATTGCCATAACACGAACCTCAAGAGCATCATAATCGGGCTCAAGAAAAATATGCCCAGGGCGAGGAACAATACATCTTCTAAATTTCTTCTGTTCTTCATCATGTATGAAAACATTCTGTATATTAGGACCATCAGAGGAAGATCTAAAAGAAGTGGCTATATTAAGATTATATGTAGGATGAATGAATCCTTCAGAGTCTACTAATCTTCTATATTCAGCAACTCTCTCAATTACTTTTGTATTTTTTCGGTAGGTGAAGAGAGATGAAATGATTTTTTTCACCTCAGGATCTTCTGTAGTATTCAGTATCTCTTGAAACACTAATTCATTCGTAGCCCCCTTCCTGGTAGGAGTCAATCTCTTTCTAGTTTTCTCCACTTTGCAAATATCATAGATTACTTGCCCTAACTGAGTCGGCGAAGTGATTTCTAGTTCCTTTCCTTTCTCTTCTTCAAACTTCTTAGCAGCTTCAGTACTAAGAATCTGATTCTTACACTCTTCCATCTCAGAGCTAAACATAGTATTAAGATTATCCAATTCATTTAAATCTATCTTTATTCCTCTGTCTGTAAGATTTGCAAGAACTGGAATAGATGAAGTAAAAAAATCATTAAACTTTATCAAATTTCCTTCTAATCTAGATTTCTGTCTATAGTAAGACATCAAAGTATACCGAGCATCCCAACTATTATAATTACATACATCCTTGAGAGGTCTACTATCTATATCCTCTAGATCAACCATTCCCTTATAATCATGTCCCGTCATCTCAAAGGCTTGAAATCCTAGACCCGTCATTCTTGGATGGCAATCTAGAACATGAGCAGTAACCATAGTGTCATGAATAAAATTATTCATCGGCTGAAGGAGAAGATTCCTTCCCCACAATTCCTCCATGTTATAGTTTTGTACAACCTTAGGAGCATCACTTTGAAGAAACTTCCTAAGAGCTACCACAATCATTGCTTGCTCTTCTAAATTGAAAATCTTTTCATTTGTAGTTTGATCTTTGAGATCTAAAGGAATAAATATTGCTGAATCCACATCATTAGTAAGAGCAACTGTTTTAATCCTAGCCCCCTCAGGGTATGGTGAGACCATATGATTAGTTTCATAATCAAAAGCTACTGGCTTTTCGGAATCACAAAAATCCTCCAACATACTGATAACCTCATCAGGATCTGTAATGCATTCATTCCCTTCTGCGGTGAGAGGCTGAGGAAGAGGATCATCCAAACGACTCAACACATTAGCAAGATCATAAGCCAAGATCGCTTCATCATCAGGATGTTGATCTGAATTTTTTCTGTGTAAAAAGAAAGCTGGATGGTATGAACAACCTACCCAGCAATTGTATTTATGATAAGGAAAAACCTTTCCATGAACCATACTAGCTGAAAATTCAATAGAGCTTCTTGTTTGCAAAACAGCTTTTATGGCCAGAGTTCCAAAACAAACTATCAGTTTAGGTTGAACTTCTTGAATATCCTTCTCAAGATTTGAAGAACAACACTTAATTTGATGGTCAGCAGGATCTTTATCCTTGCCACCACCATCTTTTCCAGGGTAGCAGGAAACAATATTAGTTCTTACACAGTCTTCGTCAAGATTAATATCTAAAAGATTACATGTTCTTTTAAGAAGACCGCCAGCAGCTCCTACAAATGGAATCCCAACTTTATCCTCTGCATATCCTGGACATTGGCCCACGAAAAGAATCCCTTTCTTCCCTTTCCCATATTTCTTAATATGAGGAGATCTGCACCTTTCTTTTAATCCACAAGTTTCACAATTATACACTTTAGGGGGAGATTTTTTTCTAGAAGATCCTTTTTTAGAGAATTTCTCTGGATGCTCCTTTTGAAAAATTTCCCATTTATCCAAGAAAAATACTTGTTGTTTGCTCATTTTATAGTATCCTATCTCCTCGTTTGGACAAGATATTTCAACTTACCTGCTTCAAACAGGACTAAACCTTCTACAGAATAATACTTGAAACCTGAACATAGGTCTATAATATCCCTTAAGAAGATAGGATTAACATCAAACTTTATATCCACACAATCCCGCTCTATAGATACTTCTAACTCTTCCACCAATTCACCTAACTCTCTATCTTTTGATGTAAGAATACATTTATTTCCTTGAATGCTAACTTGAATATTCTTATCCAAATAATCAACATTTCTAAGAAAACTAATATGTCTTTCAATAGCTAACTCCTGCCCACCCATGAATTTTACTTCTTCACTAGGAGTAGTAGGAAAGTACTGCAATACATCAGGATATTCTCCAATTAAGACAGCGGTAACAATTATAGTCCCATCCTGGAATCTTACAACAAACTTTTCGCCGAGAATATATTTCATTTCTGAAACTTCATCTTCATTCCTTAACAAAACATCAATAAACTTAGATGGTAAAGAACAATCAAACGGCAGATGATTACTTAACTCATATTTGGTAATCCTGTATCTATCTGTACTAAGAACTAGATTATCCTTAATCTTTACACCACGAAGAGCTCCAGAAGCTTCATCCTTGGAAACCCCCCATCTACAGAAACGAATACCCTTAATTAAGTCAGAAGAAATTTCTAATGGCACTTCTTCATATCTAACTGATGGAAAACTAATATTCTCCATTTTCACCTCATCTAATACAGCAAAAGTACCCTCAATCTTATCTGTCTTAACCTTAACTTTACTCTCTTTATGAATCAATTCAATCTCTTCCTTGTCCAAACCTTTCAAAAGATCAAGAAATGATCTTCCCATAACAGCACACTTAAGCCCTGTATTTTCTAGTAGGGTTGCATCAATTATCATAGTCCCATCTGTAGCTTGAATTCTATCTCCATCAATTTGAAAATATTGAAACTCTGGAACAAGCACATTAGAACCAAGAGCTGGAGCTACTTTCTCCAATACATTAACTAATTGTTCTCTATTAATCCTCATAACTTTCACCTTTCAAAAAAGAGCATCCTTAGGTTTACTTTCAAATATGTCCCTACAAGTAACATTTCCAATTCTAGAATTAGATATTCTACAATACTTAGAATCTATATCTACTCCTATGAATCTTCTACTCAATGCTTTAGCTGCAACACACGTAGTTCCAGATCCACAGAAAGGATCTAAAACTACATCTCCTTCATTGGATGAAGCATACACAAATTTTCCTACTAATCTCAATGGCTTCTGTGTAGAATGATCTGTTCCTTCTCTTGTGTGTCTATATATTGTAGCTTCAATATCAAAGTTGCAGGATTTTTGCAATCCATACTTTTTAGCAAGCCTATTCCAAATATATTTCTTTTCATTCTTAACGTAAAATCCGATGAACTCCACCTTTGGAAGATAATTTCTAGCTGTTGGTTGACGAATCATTACATTTGGTTTCACCCATGAAATTATTTGTTTCTGATAAAAATACTTCTTAATAAGTAAATGTATCTCTGCAAATTCAAGAGGAGGAATGAATACATAAATACTTCCACTCTCTGTAAGAACACGAGATGCTTCTTTCAACCATTCTTCATACCAATACATATACTCATCCAGCGTTTGCACCTTATCAGGAAGAAGCTCCCTGCAGGCTGTGAAATATGGAGGATCTGTAAGAATAAGCGAAACACTTCCTCCTAGAAACTTTCCCATCTCCTCGACTGCATCGCCGTGTATAATTCTATTCGTTTCTAAAAGAATAATTTATTTCCTTTGTATTCTGTAGATTGACAAATACTCTTATTCTTCAAAAATTCTTCATAGTAATAAGCATTAGCTCTCAGTCTTTCTGACTGCTCTGTTTTAAGTTTCTCAGAATCAATACCTATCATCGCAAAGTATTCCTCAATTCTTTCAACTATCCGAGGAGGGAAAACAAGTGTGTAGTGTGAATGACTGGTGCCTGTTTTAACCAATGAAATATTGGATACTGATATTACAAAAGGAGTATACGAATACTCAAATTTTTGTTTCATTGCATTATAGCTGGGAATCATAATTCTTCCATAGTTTGCATGTTGTAACCAAGTGGTTGAATCAACACTGTACCAAGGATATCTAACTAAGAATCTAACCTTTGCCATACCGAAAGCGTGGATCTTAACAGATAGATTTCTCTTATAAATGTAATCAAAAATCCTATCAAACAATACTCTATCACTTTCTATGGATGCCCCCTTTGCTATTCCCCCCACACCTACATATTCATATTCATTAACACATTTTTCTAACCATTTAAAATCTTCTTCATAGTGATACACCGGCATGGGTTTAGTTCCTCTTTCTTCCATATACTTCTGGTTTTGCCAACTATTCTCAACATTACGAATATTATCAAGATTAGCATACACCAATAGTCTATCCTCATATTCAAGAATGAAATCAATGTAATCATCCAAATACTTTTGAGTATCCTCAACTTCTTGACTCTCCAGAGTGTAAGCACCTGAATCTAAGAAGATCTTAATTTCTGGGTAATCCTTCAAGATTTTGACCAAATCATTCTTGGTCCAAAATGATTCCAAAGCAAGAATTCTACCTTCTCGACCAATCTCAAGAAGATCATCAGCATGGTGATTCTTTGAAGCAGTAAGAAATCTAGCTAAGTACATTCGTTCTAATGACATCTCTATTCCTCAAAACAAGAATACAAACAAACTGGAATGGTTTCTTCATACTTTTCTACATCTATCTGAAAAAGATTCTCCTTTAGCTCAACCAGGTATCCTAATTTCTCTAACAAATCCTTCTCACTCGAATATAACAAACGTTCATCCCCTATCACTTCTGGATAAGCATAAGCGCATGGACACAAAGGAATTCCTCCCAAAACATATGCCTCTAACTGCCCTATTCCAAATGTTTCCTCAGTCTTCAAGGATATGACAACTCTTCCTCGATTGAGAAGTTCATAATACTCCCTTCTACTATTAGTGTTGACAGCAATAACCTTTTCATCTTTGAAATTTTCCTTAATTTTCGAAACAAAATCCTGATTACTTTGTTCCATCCTTCCACTGATAAGTATTGAATCTTTCTTTTCAAACGGCAAGGGTTTGGCATACGTCAATACATCTTTTTTGTAGAAAGGAAAACCGACTACTTCTATATTATCAAACACTTGATTAAAGTACTTCTCAATTTTTTTCTTGTGATAGTTAGTAGCAACGAAAATCTTATCAAAAGTATCAAATATCATCCTATCTAAATGTTGCCTACCTTTCGTCTCGCCCCATATGTCCCCATTGCACCAGCAACCCGCATGTAGATAACCGTGGGCTTTCAAATCCGGATTCACCAACCTTAAAGCCTGGATCGCGGAAGATATCAATCCTGGAAACTCAATATCCAGGCAGAATATCCTTTCAGGATTAGCTTCGGCAAGAACACTGATTTGCTCACTTTCATAACCCAATGCCTTCAAGGGATCAGTAAAATATTTTGTTACGACGACAGGTTTTTTGCCACCTAACACCTTAAATTGTACATCTAAGTTCCTTAACTCTCGAGACCATATAGTAATCCAATCCTCAGTGTATCTATTTTTACACGGTAATTGAGGGAGTATATGTATCATAAACAACTCCTTCAAATAAAAAGTATTTCCAATTATTCCCCCAGAGAGAAGATTGATCGGGATAGAATTTATCAAGAGCCTCTTTCTTTTCTTTCTTCTCCTTCTCACTTAATTCTCTAACATATCCAGTGTTCATATCTGTAGTATAATAACCCAATCTACAGCCACTCATTCGTCCTATAAGATTAACTGCTTTATGTAAAGGATGCTTATCAAAAGAATCCGGTACATAAATAGTGCTGCTAGATAATCGTTCTCTAGCTTTCTTTAAACAGTTTTGGAGTTCTCCAAAGTTCAATATATATGGACGAAAGCCAAAATGTTTACCTACTAATTGACTTCGTTCAAATCTTCCAGGGGCAGGATCAATGTAGATAACACTATTAATTTCTCTCCCCCTAATCAGAGAATACATCCCAATTAGTTCATCATCTGGATGTGGAGCTATAATTATATTCATCTACACCCCCGTTGCAAAAGTTAGCAGATTGTAAAGTTCAATACGGCAAGAAACATGATTCATAAAATCCCCAGCAAGTGAACTGATTGTCATTTTGTCTGCTTGAATGATAACAGCTACACCCTCTGTCTTTGAATACTTTCTAAAAAGAGTCTCTGACAATGCTCCAGCTGAATTTCTTACTCCTTGAATGCTATTTGGTATTGGATTTTCTCCAAAAAATCCATTCACAGTATCATCTAAATCATCCAAGTTATCATCTGTAATCAAAGCAACAAAATGAAGCACAGGCATACTATATCTTCTGATAATCAATGGAGAGTACTCTTTTCCTACTAATCTTGTATTTGGTTCATTTGATTTACTCATAGTACCAGTTCCCTTTCCATACACGCGTGGCATCGACCACATGGTTTATTGTTATCCGTTGGGAAATAACAACTCCAGGTAAGATCATATGGTACACCCAGTTCCTTACCTAGAGCAACAACTTCCTTTTTTCCTAAATGGATAAAAGGAGCATGAATTCCTCTAATACCAATTCCTATTGCTAATGCTCGATTCATCAATCTAACAAAACTATCCCGACAGTCCGGAAAACCGCTATAGTCTTCTAAAGTTGGGCCAAAGAAAACATCCTCTAATTCTCGTGTCTTTGCATAAGCGGCTGCGAGACTTAGAAAAATGGCATTTCTTCCCGGCACCACCACAGAAAGATTTCTATCCTCGGAAATCAAAGAACTGCCACCAAATTGAGCTATATCAACCTTAACTATTTCATAAGATATTCCTAATCTCTCAGCTATTGTTTGAGCATAGGATATTTCTATTCTATGTCGCTGACCGTAATCAAATACAATAGCTTCCACCTTATCATATTTCAAAGTTTCTATGACATAATACAACAAAGTCGAACTGTCCATCCCACCACTTAACAAAACCAAACCTGATAACATCTTTAACCTCCCACTCTTACGGACCAAAATACTTTGTTGACAAGCCACCATCATACTTGATGTCAGATCCATTGAAATACTTATCATGTACCACATACCACACGAGATTTGCCACTTCTTCTGGTTCAGCCTGTCGCTGCATTGGTATATCATCAATCAGATGCTGCGGAGTGGGTTCAGAAGGTACCCCAGGAACCTCTGTAGTCAAGTTTGTGTTGACGAATCCCGGGGAAATAGAATTTACAAAGATTTTATCACCATATCTTTTTGACAAACATTGTGTCAACATTGTTACCCCAGCCTTAGAAACATTGTAAGCCACGAATTCTCTTTCTGGGAAGGTACCTGCAATGCTGCTAATGTTAATCAAATGACCCCCATTCTTTATCAATGGAATCACCCTCTGACATAGGAAAAACACCCCTCGCAAATTAGTATTTATTGTATTTTCCCAATCCTCCAATGAAGTATCGGGAAAGTCCCTAAGAAGCATAATCCCAGCATTGTTGATAAAGACATCTAACTTGGGAAGATCCAAGGCTGCAATCTTCTCCACATCCCTAACATCAAGAATGCTTCTAGTTAAGGAAATAACCTCCCACTCCTCTTCACGAAATTTCTCCACGATTGCTTTGCCTATTCCTGATGTAGTTCCAGTTAAAGCTATTGTGCTCATAGTTTCTCCTCTCTATAATACTTTGAAAAATGACTCTGCAGAACTTTAGTTCCATACTCCCTCTGGTTGGTAAAGATAAAGTTTTCTGCCATCCACCAATAACTCCAAAAACAGCCCGGACACTCACGACTTTCTTCTCTCCAAATCTTTTTGTACTCCTCAAATTTCTTTTCATCTACCAAATCAAATATGGAAAATTCTGTAATCTTATTCCCTCTACGATAAGCGCATAATCTCAAACTTCCATCAGCATCGATAGTGACAATATAAGGTTGAGTACAATGCCAGCCCATATTCAAACCATACTTTGCCAAAGCATCAAAATACTCTGGGGGATTCTGAACCATTATTTCTCCATTAGTGGTTAGTTCCTTTAGCTTCTTACACAATGCCTGAAACTTCTTTTCATCAGTAATTACTAGATCTCCCAAATGCTCCTTCGAAGGGAAGAAATCATATCCTCCGTCAATGTCCCAGTGTAAAGAATTCACCGCCCCCCAAATGTTGTGTTTTGTCAATATTCTCAGCAGATCCACCACCTCATCCAAATTTATACTTGAAAGAGTTATTGTCCCTTGGGTATCTAAAGTCTCAATTCTTTTCTTCATCTCAATCATACCCTCAAGACCTCTCCTACTTTTCACCCCAATACTGTCATTTCTTTTCAAAGTATCAAAACCAGAGGATAGATTTTTTAATCCTGCCTCAATTAATGGTTCTTTTAACTTACTATATAGTTCAGTTGGGGAAGTACTATAAAGAGCATAATCAATCTTCTGTTCATATAAATGTTTGACAATCTCAACAAGGCCACCCTCCAACATCATTGTTTCATTACCAAGAATTAGATTAAATTCACAGTTTAAATCCTTAAGTATATTAAAGGCCCTCTTCCATTCTGAGGCTGTCAATTCTCGTTGGGACAGTTTTGAGTTCCTAATAGCACAATATTCACAGTGCATTGGGCATTCTCTAGTTAGATAAATACAACTCAAAAGATAATCTTGTTTCATGAGTTCTCCTCATTATTTCTTACATCTTGATTTACTTCTTTGAAATTCCCCATAATCTCCATTACTTGGAATGAGTCTAGGAATAAGTTGTTCATATCTTGTTCCATATCCAGCAAGTGTTATGAATTCAGAGACGTGTTTATCATCATAACCTACAGCTTTCAGTTGTTTAATAAACTTCAACATCTCATAATCCAAACCTTTGTCAAGAAGATCAGATAGATTAAGAAGATCTCTAAAATATCTAATTACCTGATACTCATCCAATAAATCAACTTGACAAGAACCTGTCATTTTTGCTCCTTTATACATCCCCATTTCACCTCTCCTGTCTAGCATTAGGCCAAATCACTTTATGTATTTGAAGAGAATACTGCACATCATACAAATTATCCCGTATCATCATCTCAGCTAATTCAGTGGGCCAATTAGTGTCCAACTTACTTATCACTGGGCTAAATACTTTTCTAGCTCTCCAACTTGGAAATAATCTCCTAATTTCTAAAGCACGCTGGTAATCTATTTCATTTGCAATAACAAACTTTATGACATCAATCTTCTGAAGAGCATTAAATGCTGCAAAAACCATGAACCTCTCCATCCCTGATGAAGGAAGCTTATAATCTACTATCCAACGAACATTCTCCCAATTCCGTGTACGCTTAGAAGTACGCACAGCAGTAAGCGAAGAGCGGTCTAAGAGAGATCCATTCGTCTCAACTGAAATGAACCTGCTCTGTTCTAGCAATCTTACGAGAAGAGGACCTATATCTTGACAAAGTGGCTCACCACCGGATATAGTAACTTTGGTACCAACATCCACCTTCTCAAGAATTTCATCTACCGTCATCCAATTCTCAGGTTTAGAATCTTGAGCATAAGGAGTATCACAGAAGTGACACTGCAAATTACAGCCTTTCAAACGTATGAAAGTTGTTAATTCACCAGCTCCTCTAAAACCATTCACCTCTCCATCTATACTCTTAAATATTGCTTGTACATTAAGTCTATCCATTGTCAATCTCTAAATAATCATTATACTGTTTCTTGATTAATAAATTTGAAAATCCTATCCCGCCCAAAACTATCTGGATCTTCACCATCAGGGATTTTTATCACTTTTACAACAGAAATGAAAGGTTCAAAAAACTTAATTACTTCCCTAGAATACCAGTAAGCTGCCCCATCCCAACACATAACCAACTCATCTAATTCTTTATCTAGTATCAACTGCTTCTGCCGTTCAGTAAGATGAGTTCCAAATGATGCCACAGCTTCCTTACCAACTCTCCAAGCATCTAGAATTCCTTCAACAATGATAGCCCTTCTCTCAATATTATCATAGTTGTAAAGAAAACTATTTATTTTAGCATTTGATGTTTGATACTTAATTTCAGCAGTTCCTGTCAAATCAGCAGCTTGAAAAGCAACCACCTTTTCTTCAAAGAAAACTGGAATTATCATACGATTCATGTATTTTCCAACACGACAAATTCCACATTTAGCCCCAATAATAGTTTCAAGAGATACCCTTCTCCTCTCCAAGTATCTGTATAGAAGTGGAAAATCAATATCGGGGGTAATCTTTTCAAAATATCTAGGTAAATCAATCTCTGCAATTTTGGTTTGCTCCTTAGCTTCCTCCTCCCTATCAAAGATATTTCTTATCTGATCAACAGTGCTTTCTCCAAATGTTGTGTCAAAATCTCGGACAATTCTCTCACATTCATCTTCAGAGAAAGTAGTCAATCTTGAAAGTAGATATCCAAAAGAACCTGTTGTATGGCATCTCCAACAATGGAATCTTACTGTGTTAGTGAAAATTCCACAATGATTTGAGTGGTCATCACAGAAAGGACACCTAACATTCACACTATCTACAGAGACATTCTTCCCTTCAGTCCAGCAAGGAATTTTCAATTCTCTCAGTATGTTAGCAATCTTTTGTTTGGTCATTCCCGATTCTCTTAAAAAATTCTGTCCAAACAAGCACAAAGATGATCATAATATTTCTTATTCATTACCAAAAGCTCTTCTGGCAAGTAAATTTTTGTAAAATTTTGAAAATCCTTTTGTAGCAAACTTAGAAATCATCTTCCAATAGGCCTTAAACAAAGCTTCTTTTATATCATCTCCACACTCTTCAAAAATGTCCGTACTTATCTCCCTAAGAAGTGGCCCAATGTCCTTAGGTGAATTTGTTATTTTATTCTGTTCTTTCAAATGTTGAATAGCCTTAAACCAACGAGCTTCAGTACACAGACTTTCTCCTATTTTTTGTACAACATGCTTACCTTGAACTTTGAATTCTCTTTGATGTTGTTCCCTATAAAATTCTCTAACATGTTTACCTATAAGAACCTTACCATCTATCCCAAATCTGTGATGATTCTTGAACACAAGGCCTTCTATCTGTTCCCCACCCAAACAACTTATCTTTTCAAGATAGCTTTTCATTCCTTCATAACTATCAAGTTTACCATAAGAAAAAACAGAAACGGATTCCAACCCAAGACCTTCAGCTATGGTTATTCTATCATTCCAATTAAGAAAATCTTGATCTCCCTTTTCTATATCAAAGATAATCAAATGATGCTTAGGAACTCTATCATAAGTTAAGATGTTATGATGGGGCTTTTCAAGATACTCACATCTATAAATCCAACCAGGTGTTAATTTA